AAGATTATTAAATCCAAGATTTTCTACCCAACTTTTATTACTGGACTTTCTGGAAACGGTAAGACTCTCGGAGTCGAGCAAGCGTGTGCCCAACTCGGACGTGAGTTGATCCGTGTTAACATCACTGTAGAGACTGATGAGGATGATCTCATCGGTGGTTTCCGTCTCGTCAATGGTGAGACTGTGTGGCACAACGGTCCTGTAATCGAAGCACTTGAGCGTGGTGCTGTCCTGCTGCTTGACGAGATTGACCTTGCATCTAACAAGATCCTCTGTCTGCAGTCTATCCTTGAGGGCAAGGGTGTCTTCTTGAAGAAGATCGGTCGTCAGGTAACTCCTGCTGCAGGTTTCAACATCTTTGCTACTGCTAACACCAAGGGTAAGGGTAGCGATGACGGTCGTTTTGTTGGCACCAACGTGCTCAACGAAGCATTCCTTGAGCGTTTCCCTGTCACCTTTGAGCAAGAGTATCCTGCTCCTTCTCTTGAGACCAAGATGCTCAACAACTACTGTGCTGAGTTGCAGTGCTGTGACGATGATTACATCAAGAATCTGGTTGCATGGGCAGACATCATCCGTAAGACTTTCAAGGATGGTGGTGTCGATGAAGTGATCTCCACTCGTCGTCTTGTCCACATCATCCGTGCTTACAGCATCTTCTCTGACCGTGTGAAGGCAATCAAGGTGTGCCTCAACCGTTTCGATGATGAGACTAAGCAATCATTCATCGAGTTGTATGATAAGATTGACGCTGACGTTGATGTTTCCGTTGACAATCCTCTCAATCTCTGATATTCTTAATAGATAATCTCTGTTTTATTATGGCAAACAAGTATAACGAAGAAGAGATCATCAAGGAGTTGCAAGACTACATTTCGGATACCTACAGGGCACACTATTCCAGTGGTCCTGATGGTATCCAAACCCTTGATCTCATCAATGCTTGTGGTGACGCTGAGGCATTCTGCAGGAGTAACATCCTGAAGTATGCCTCTCGCTATGACAAGAAAGGCACCGCTAGACGTGACCTTATGAAGGTGCTACACTATGCAGTGTTGCTGATTCACTTCAGTGACCAGTCCAAACAAATCGAAACTTACCCCCAGTAATTATGCAACAAGAAGCAAGGCAAACTGTTAAATTGAGCAAGCAAACCATTGAGGTGTTGCGTAATTTCAGTGCTATTAACAAGTCTATCCTTATTGAACCTGGTAAGTTTATTGAAACGATGTCGGTCAATAAGAATATCATCGCCGCCACGCAAGTGCGTGAAGGTTTTCCTGAGCAGTTGGCAATCTATGATCTGCCTCTCTTCCTCGGTGCTCTGTCCCTCTTCAAGAGTCCCACTCTCTTCTTCCCTGATAGCAAGAAGGTTGTGATCTATGATGAAGATACCAAGGGTAAGACCACCTTCTACTACAGTGACCCCGAGATCATCGGTAAGGTCCCTGAGTTTAATCCTGATCTTCCTGATCCTGAGTTGAATTTTGACCTGCCACAGCAGGACCTTGAGCAACTGATGCAGGCATCTAAAGTCTATGGTGTGGAAGATCTCTGCATCTATGGATACGAAGGTGAGTATAGTATCTGTGTGAAGGACAAGAAGAATGATACTTCTAATGTCTTCTCACTGCCACTGAAGAAACCTGTCTTTGAGGATCCTGGCAAAATTACCAAAGAGCGTCTCAACTTCTGCTATTGTTTCAAGGTTGAGAATCTGAAACTGCTTCCTGGTAGTTACCATGTATGCATCTCACGACGCAACATTGCTAACTTCACCAGTCTCAACAACTCCTCCCTCAACTATTTCATCGCACTCGAACCCTGATTATGTCCAACTTGTTTCTTTGGGTAGAAAAGTATCGTCCTCAAACTATTGACGAATGTATTCTACCAGAGAGCACTAAGGAAATCTTTCAAGGTTTTCTGGACCAAGGTGAGATCCCCAACCTCCTGCTCTCAGGGTCTGCTGGTGTCGGTAAGACTACCATCGCCAAGGCACTGTGTGCAGAGTTGGGTGCTGACTGTCTGGTTATCAACGGATCTGACGAAGGTCGTTTCCTCGATACCGTCCGTAATCAGGCAAAGGTCTATGCTTCTACTGTCTCTCTGACCTCCACTGCTAAGCATAAGGTCATCATCATTGATGAGGCAGACAACACTACACCTGATGTGCAGATGCTTCTTCGTGCTTGCATCGAAGAGTTTCAAAAGAATTGTAGATTCATCTTCACTTGTAACTACAAGAATAAGATCATTTCTCCTCTGCACTCTCGTTGCTCTGTTGTTGACTTCACCCTCAAGGGTAAGGAGAAAGCATCAATGGCAGGGGCATTCTTCACTCGTGTTAAAACTATTCTAGATAGTGAGAGCGTAACCTACGAACCTAAGGTCGTCGCTGAAGTAGTCCAGAAACACTTCCCTGATTTCCGTCGCACACTCAATGAGTTGCAACGGTATTCTTCTTCTGGGAAGATTGATACAGGTATCCTTGGTGTCTCTAATGATATCAACATTGCCAACCTCGTCGGATATATTCGTAAGAAAGAGTTTACCAACATGAAGAAGTGGGTGACTCAGAATATGGACAACGAACCTATCGCTATTATGAGAAAGATCTATGACAATCTCTACAACCACTTTGATCCCAAATCAATTCCTGAAGCAGTGCTGGTCATCTCTGAGTATCAGTATAAGTCTGCTTTCGTTGTTGACCAAGAGATCAACATGGTGGCATTCTTAACTGAGTTGATGATGCGATGTGAAATGAAATGAAGTATAAAGTACATCATTTATTCCCTGTTAGATTCTGGACCTTCCATGCATCTGAAGAGTTGACAGCAGGCACTCTAGAGAAGGTAAAATCACTTGAGTTTCGTAGTTACAACGAACCTTACGGTGTAGGCACGAGTGATCAGTTGCATTCACGTCCAGAGTTTCGTGACGTGCATGAATGGTTTCAACAATGCGTTGACCAAGTGCATAAAGATAACGGATGGAAATGTGATCGTCTCGTGGTTAATAAATCTTGGGCGAATCGCAGTGATGCTAAAAGTGGTCATCACCACTCAGCACATCGTCACCCTATGTCATACCTTAGTGGTATCTTCTACCTCACCACAGGGTCTCCTACGGTCTTCCTAGACCCTATAAGAGATCGTGAGTGGGGTCAGTTTTATCTCGAAGGTGGACCAGCCTCAGAGAATAGACAGTTTGTCCATCCTGGTGCAGGTGGACTTGTCCTCTTCCCCAGTTATATGCTGCACGGAAGTGTTGAGAATGAAAGCGATATAGATAGATTTACGATTGCCCTTAATACATTTCCTTCTGGTTTTATCAATGAATTTACTTGGGGTGAATATGAAAGACCTATGGCAGAGGTCACTGTTAATGGCTGGACACAACTTGATTCCTTAGACTTATGAATGTTAAACTAATGCGTATGCGATCTGGTGAGGACGTAGTTGCCGACCTGATCGAAGAGAGTGACACTACTGTCACTGTTGCCAATCCTATTGTTGCTATCCCTAATGGACAAGGCACTCTAGGGTTTGCTCCTTGGGCACCTCTGCTCGCTGGTCGTAACACTCCAGTGACTGTGCCTAAAGACTACCTTGTCTATGGTCCCACTGATACACAGGAGGGAGTGGTTGAGCAGTTTGAGCAAATGTTTGGTATAATTGAGACTCCGAGTAAGAAACTGGTCCTATGAAAAAGCAAGTGAAATCAAATTATTATTATATTTTCTGGGGTGCTGCAACTATTGCAGTGGTCCTAGGACAAATCTATGTTGGTAGTGGATATCGTAAACTGCATTACTCTCTTGAAGATCTAATGCGTAAGGTTGACGGTGTTTTGCTCCGAGCAGATCCAATGACCCCTAAAGGATTGATTTAATATGAGACAGAATTATCTACCACTAAACTTTTTTCCCATTAGGTGTTACGAGTTTCGTTGTAGTCAACTTCTGCTTGATAATACTCTAGGTCTTGTAAAAGATCTGGAGTATAAGTCGTTTAACGAACCTACAGGTGTCCTCACTTCCGCTGACATTCAGCAGAGAGAGACATTCTCCCCACTCATGTCATGGTTTCAGCAGTGTGTTGACACAATACATGTTGACACTGGCATCAACTGTGATAGGTTGATTGTTAATAAGGCATGGGCAAACAAGTCTGTAAGTGAATCTGGTCATCACCATGATGCTCACAGGCACCCTATGTCCTACTATAGTGGTATCTTTTACCTTACTCAAGGTGCCCCTACAATCTTTATTGACCCTCTATTCCAGAGGGAGTGGGGATCTTTTTACTTAGACGGCACAGTCGATAGAGAGTTGGCATACCACGGTGGTGCTGGTGGTCTATTACTATTCCCCAGTTACATGATTCATGCTTCTGCACCTAACAGTGAGGACGTTGATAGATACTCTATCGCATTCAATACTTTCCCTTCAGGTGACATCAATTCAGGTGGGCATGGACTACCCATGGCCAGAGTTAAGACTGAAGGATGGAAGAATCTTGGACCATTGAATCTAGATGAATATGCAAGGGACTGAATTACATATGTTTCCTGTTGTATGCAGGACATACATGCAACCTGATGAGACTCTCAACCAACGTGTGATTGAATCGATGGATGGATATCCATCTCAACAGTCAAACTTTCCTGAGGGTGTCATCACTTCACGTCCTGACTTGCATAAGATTGAAGAAGGTCCTATCACTGAGTTGAGACAATTCTTTTGGAATTGTTTGGCAGAGTATAGGTATCACTATAAACTCTACTGTGATGGTCTAGAGATCTCCTCTATGTGGTTTAACCATGCACCTGCACAGAGTGGGTTTGGACACCCCTTACATAGGCATCCAATGTCCTATCTGAGTGCTGTTTATTATCTCACTCCTGGTGCTCCTACCTTCTTTGAAGATCCTGTTACACCTCGCACATCTGATACACTAGATGTCTTCCAGCATGATATGATGGTGCGTGATTGGGGCGGCGCTGCCGAGAAGGTTGATGCCGAGGAGAATAAACTTATTCTCTTCCCCTCCTGGTTGAAACACTACTCAGGTCGTCAACTAGATACCTATGACCGATGGACTATCTCATTCAATGTATTCCCTGAAGGGAAGATCAATATGGGTCCATGGGATTTACCTCAACTAAAAGTTTCTATAGAATGAAGTATTTGA